TTTCTATATTATCAATTTCTTTTTCAATATCATTCATATCTTTTTTTCTACCAATTTTCTCGACTCTTTCATCCGGTCTATATCTCAAAAAAAACTCTTCCATTTTATTTTTGTCTTTCAAATTTTTCAACTCTTTATATTTTTCTGCCTTTTCTGCCAACATCTCTTCTTTCGTGATTTGATGTCCATAACAAGTTATACTAAAACGTTTTAATAGTCCTGACTGTTTCAATCTATTTTGTTTTTGAACATTAAATAAATATTCTGCCATACAAACAATTCTCTCAGTATCATAATAATCCCTATTTGAATATAAAAATGCTAAATAAAAACTCATAATTGTCTCTATTGTTGCAATTTTAACAGGTTTCCCCTCTATAATAATTTCATTATAACTATGACATGAAACTGGTCTGTAAATAAATGCAACAGTATCATTCCCAACTTTTATTTGATAGTGTTCTGCAATTAACTCGCCAATAGGAGCCCTTTTAATAATTTTTATATTTTTTATACCTTCATCATTTAATCTTTCCTTTATTACTAAAATACAAGTTTCAGGATCTTCTGTTATCACATCAAAATCCGCAATTTTTTTAATTTTTTTCTGTAAACTTTTGGGCATGTACTTTGAAAATAACGCAGCAGCATATCCTCCAAAAAAAACACACCCTTGTTGTATAAATACATCCTTTAATGTGTTGTATATTTTATCTTCTTTTGAATTATCTACCATATTGCGTTGAAAGTCTAATGTATTACAATTTTCAGAATGAAGAGGATAGTTATTATTAAAGAGAGTAAGTCTTTTTAATACTTTTTCCCATCTTGATATATCACCATCAGGTCTAGATAGTTCTAAATACATACCCATCCTTAAATAATTTGGCGGACAATACAATATCCCTGATATTTTAACAGCATCTCTCTTGAGTGCGTTAAAAATATCTTTATGAATATATGTAATATCTGCGATTCCAATAAAATTAACAAATACTTTATAAGTCCCGTTATGTTTTCCGATTTTTGCCTCTACTTCTTGAAACCCTTCATTGTAATATATATTTGCTAGTTCCTTTGCATCGTTTAATGCGTTTGGTGAGAAAAAATCAAAATCAGGCAAATCTGTATTTGGATTGTAAAACTTATCTTTTAATGGTAATAATGCATTTATGGCAGTTCCACCATAACATATTAATTTTTTTTTTTCTAAAAAAATTTCTAAAATTTTTACCATTTTTTTAACTTCAGGGGAAGATACTGTTGCGTTCCCTTTGATCTTGTCTGCTTTTTCAACATTCGCTCTAAGTATAGCTAGTTCGCAATCTTGAAATGACATTGTTTTATTACATAATTCTTTCATACTTATATTATTACAAGAATAAAAATTATATATTGAATTTATAATAGTCGCTAGATACTGTTCTTGACTCAAAAGAAAGTGCTGGATCTTGTGGAGGCGGATCAGCAATAATAACTGGAATGTATCTTAGTCTTTCAGGTTTCAAACAAAATGCGTAACCACATTTATCAAAAAACGCATTATTTTCTTGTAAATTTGTATCATTTTGTTGATACATCATTCCTATCATTTGACTTCCTGTCTCTCTACATATAATTCCATTTGGGTTTGGAGGATTTGATCCTTTATCGGGCATAGTTAACGTCATATTTTTTTTATTAAATTCTTGTAACTCGACAAGATCTGGAGTGTTTTTAACATCATAATAATGTAATGCACGCATAAAAACAGAATTGCTTGTCATATTAACATACTCATAAAAGTCATTATTATCCATAAAAGAATTATTTGTTTTATCTACAAAAAGTACTATTTTTTTACTTAAGTCTAATAATGGCGTATTTCCAAAATTTTGCCCAGTATTTTCAAAACTAGAAGAAGGACCTAAAAAATAATAATCGTAAGTTTTAAATAAATTTGCAAGATTCTGATACATTTGTTGGTTATTACTTTTGAATCGAATATGCATTATAATTGGATCATTTGGATTTGGAGTTGTACTATTAGCAAATGCGTAGTTAGTAATAATGCTCATTACGTCTGAAAAGCTAACATAGTTGAATGTTTCCTTAATATTATAATTGTCTACTGTTGATGTTGATATAACAGGTTGGTTATTTATAGAATATACTTCAAAATCTAATCCACGTATTCCTTGTTTCAATATATCTTTTAGCGCGCAAGTAGATACATAATCATTTTTATAAGTTCCTGCACTACAACAGTTATATGCTGTTTTAATATAATAGTCTTTCAATGTTAGTTGACAGTTTGGATCATTTGGATTCAATGACTTTATAGAACCATTAAGGTTCCCAAAATTTTTATCCATTGCAGAACATTCACTCTTTTCTAAGTTTGAAATGTAATAAAAATAAAATAATGCAATTATAATAATTATTATTATCATACTTAACAGTATATATGATACAAAATTTTCCTTAAGATTTGAAACAATATTAATTATATTTGAAGTCTTATTAGAGTCCATATCTAATATAATATATTATTTTTTTAATATTTGAAATGACTATCATTTAAACATAATTATATTTATATGGAATTCAATTAAATATAAATTATTTATATAGTATAACTAAAACATGGCAGGTGGACTATTAAATTTAGTTTCAAGTGGACAACAAAATATAATTTTAAATGGGAATCCTTCAAAAACTTTTTGGAAAAGCTCATGGGCGCGCTATACTAACTTTGGTCTTCAGAAATTTAGACTTGACTTTGAAGGAGCTAGAACATTAAGACTATCAGAAGAGTCTGTTTTTACATTTAAAGTTAAACGTTATGCAGATTTATTAATGGATTGTTATTTAAGTGTTGATTTACCTAATATTTGGAGTCCAATTGTCCCACCAAACACTGATGCAGCATCAGAACTGAATAATACTGGTATGTGGGTTCCTTACGAATTTAGATGGATTGAAAACTTAGGAGCAAAAATGATTTCAAAAATTACAGTTACATGTGGGAATCAAACATTGCAAGAATTTTCAGGATCCTACATATTATCTATGGTTCAACGTGACTTTTCTGCAGAAAAAAAGGATCTTTTTGATAAAATGACTGGAAATATTACAGAGTTGAATGATCCTGCAAATTCAGGTACTCGTGTAAACTCATATCCAAATGCATACCATACAAGTAATCCTTCTGGTTCAGAACCATCTATTCGTGCTAGAACTATATATATTCCTTTGAATACATGGTTTAGTTTAAAAACTCAAATGGCTTTTCCTTTGATTGCTCTTCAATATAATGAACTTCAAATAAATGTAACATTAAGACCTATTCAAGAATTATTTCAAATTCGCGATGTAATGGATAGTGAAAATAACTACCCATATGTTGCTCCCAATTTTAATTTGTATTATATGCAATTTTATCGTTTTTTGCAAACACCGCCTTCAGTCAACTTATCTATAAATGACTATACAGATCAAAGAGTTTTATGGAATTCAGATGTTCATTTGAATTGTACATATTGTTTTCTTTCTAATGAAGAGTCTAGGTTATTCGCACTACAAGAACAAAAATATTTATTTAAACAAGTGAGGGAACAAGTATTTTATAATGTAACTGGTCCAAATAAAGTTCAATTAGATACCGTTGGAATGATCGCTAGTAATATGTTTTATTTTCAAAGAAGTGATGCAAATTTAAGAAATGAATGGAGTAATTATACAAATTGGCCATATAGTTACTTGCCATATGACATTATTCCAGCACCAACTACAGGAACGTATAAAATTACTAGAACAAATCCAAATGGTACAACTAATGTAGCTCTTATTGGACCAGGTGTGAATCCAAATGGTCATGAAACTGGGTGGTTTATTACAGGAGATTATAATTTTGAAAATCAAAAAGACATTTTAGTTTCACTTGCAATTTTATTAGATGGTTCTTATAGGGAAAACACACAGCCTAGCGGTATTTATAACTATGTTGAAAAATATACTAGGACAAATGGTAATGCTCCCGATGGACTATATTGTTACAACTATTGTGTAAACAACTCACCATTTGATTTACAA